GAGAACTTGAGAAGAAAAAAAGAATTTAAAAAAACAAAATCATTTACCTATATAACATTTGATGAGATTTCTGAAATGTTTAAATTAAGTAATGATTTTTTAAGAGTATTTAAATTCGATGAGTTAGTTGATTATAAACTTATTGAGGATGGTGCCAAAGTAGCTCAAGGTGGTGTATCTGTTGGAAGAGTCGCAGCAGGTGGTTTATTATTAGGTCCTACAGGAATGTTAATCGGTGGTCTAACTGGTAAGAAAAAACTTGAAGATCAAGTTACTGAATTAAAAATAGAGATTACTGTAACAGGTAATAATGAAGGGACTTACTCTATAAATTTAATTACTAAGCCAGTCAAAAAAGATAGTTGGACTTACAAAGGAGGAGTAGCGATTGCTAAAGATATCATAGAATTCTTTGATAAAATATCAAATGTGGAATAAAAGGAGAAATAAAAAATGAAAGAAATTATTTATTTAGATACTAAGCTGGTTAATTCTCTATTAGCTCAAACAGATACAGGCTTACTAACAAAAATTATAAAAGAAACGTCAAATAGTAATTCTAATAGTGAGGGTAAAACGAAGACAACAACTTTCTCTACTAGGTTAAAAGCAGCCTGTCATATACTAGGGGGCTCTATTTCAAAAAGTGAAGCAGAAGCAGAATTATTTACCCAATCTACTTTAGTGGGGAATAAAGATTTAAAAGAGGCTGTAATGGATGATTATTCATTAGAAGTACTTTTAAAAAATCTACAAGAAAAAAAACTTATTAAAGAGAGGTATAAAGACGGGGATATAATTGCTAAAAATGGTAAATTGTCTTCCTATAATTTTGAAATACTTTCAAAATTGCTTGATTTTAAAGATTTAACAGAATTTCGAAAGGAATACGATGAATATGCTGAAAATCTAAAAAGACTAAAAAATCAAAAAACTAACTCTAAAGAGTATAAAGAACAAATAGAAAAATTGGATAATAGTAGTGTTGGTAGAATTCAAGGGATGCAAAAACGTTCAGAATATGCCGAAGCAATGTTTAAAAATACAACAATCATAAAGATTAATAATTATATATCTTTATGTGATAATGAATATTTAAGATTAAGTTACCCTCAATTGTTTTTCAATGAATTTAGCAGTAAAGAATTCTATGTTTTAGGAATTATCATTTCAAAAAAATTTATTAATAATCCTTTGATAGAATCACTGAAAGATACCCCTGAAAAAGCTTTCCAACAATTGCCAGCAATATTTTGTCAGGTTTTACTTGTGCAAAATTATATTCAAACTAAAGGAGATTACATTATAAGACCAATTGCAATCTATTCAGAATGGGATTAATTTTATTTGTAAAGAAATAGAAAAAAGCACCAGTAAATAACACTAGTGCTGAAAAATGATAAACAAGTTACAAAATCAAGGTTATGGAGGTATTAACATGGATAAGAAGTATATAGGTAGTTACGATTATGAGACAGCTGTTTACAATGATGTTCTCAATTATGTAAAAGAAGAAATAGACCGTTCACAATTTGAGAGTTCCCGCGAACTGGCGGACTACTTAAAGCAAATATTAAGGGATTGCGACGACGTAACCGGGGCGGGTAGTCAGTCATATACATGTAATACAGAATTATCTAAAAAATACGTATCTGATAATTTTGAGTTACTGGCGGAGGCTCTGGATGTTGGGCATTACGATTTAAGTAGTATTTTAGATTTAATATACAGCGGTGCCGATGCCCTGGATGTGGCTATCAGATGTTACTTGCTGGATGATGCAATTGAAAAGGTTTGTTATACAGGTATGGAGGAATAAAACAATGAAAGTTAAGGTTACTAGAAACGATTTAAAAGGATATAAGAATGTTGTACAAGTAGGGTATTGTAAATTGCAAAGTTTACTTAAGATTATTGAGCCATTCGCATATAATGAAACTTCACAATGGAATTACGATGTATACGATGCGTATGGGGTGATAATTGTAACGGGTTCTAATGGTATGCCGGGGCGTAAAGCTGTAAAGGTCGATGAATACGAAAAGGCGGCATTACAATTGTATAGGGATGTAAATATAAAATGGCAAGAAAGAGATAATAAGTTGATGGAATTATTGCATGAGTTTTGTGTTGAAAATGGAGGTTATTAATATGCTGCAGATGGAATTATTAAATGGAGACAGGATATATAAAAGAGTTGATAAAAGGGTGGCACGTAAAGCGTTTAATACTGGAATGGTGGTACATCTTACCACCTCCAAGGCTTACCCCGGTAGCTGGGTGGGCTGGCGTGAAATACAGTTACCACCGGATCCGGATCGATTTGATACATTTGATAATTATGTCAATGAATTTGCATACTATTGCTGTGATTGTGAAATGGGAAAACGTGTAAATTATTTTATTGAGAAATAAATGGAGGTTATAAAATGAGAGTGAACAATGTTAAAGTTAATGCAGCGATTGAAAAGCTGGACAAGTTAAGTAAATTTACATATGGCTATTATTTGGACACCTGGAATAGTCGCCCGGATTTGAGTAGTAAAAAGTATCATTTATATGTAAATGTATTAAATGGCTATCAGAATCAGAATTTAAAGCCGGTTGAAAGTTTCGACACAATCAAAGAGTTTTTACAGTATGTAGATAATAGAATAAATGGAGGTTGCTAATTATGTGTAGTAAATTAAATATGTTATGTAAAGAGTATAGGGAAAATAGACGCATGCTGAAGGAATTGGAGGCACTCCAGGACAATATAAAGCTTGAAATAATTAGCCTAATGGGTGATAATGAAATAGTAATTGATGGAGCGGACAAGGTGACATATAAAGCTGTACAGTCCAGCCGCTTTGATAGTAATAGCTTTAAAAAGTCTTACCCGGATTTATACACTAAGTATTGTGTATCAAGCGAATATAAAAGGTTTAGTATAGTTTAATTATTGGAGGTATAAAGTCATGCAGCATAAAAATCATATTCCATTTTGGTATTTGGTAAAGGTTATAGAGGTTATAGGGTTGATAGTGTTCTTCCCGTTTTATATAATTTATTTACTAGCGAAAAATCAGAAATAAAAATTTAATAATGGTAGTCAAGCCACTGTAAAAGGTGGCTTTTTTATTGTCCAGGTGGTGGGAAGTCCTGGAGGTGGTAATAGCTGGTAATAGCTGGGATTAGTCCAGTATTTATATATTGTAATAGCTGGATTAATGTATTGATATGTTGTTATACCAGTGTCCCCGATCTCTCCAGTAGATGCCACCACCCGGGGGGTATAGTTGCATGTAGGCAGTCGGCGGGGAAGTACTCTGAGTATCCAAAAATTTTAAAAAGTCTAAAACATCAAGAAAACACTTGACACACAATATACAACAATCTAAAATCACTATAGGAGGTATATATGACTGGTAGAGAGATAATCAAAGATATAATGACAAAGCAAGGTATGACTAATAGTGAGTATGCAAGAGAGTTATCAATAACAAGTGCAGCATTGTGGGACAGACTTGATACACAGCCACGCAAGGGAAAAGCTAGAAAAGACATACCTGTATCACTATTGGCTGATATGGTAGATGTGTTAGGCTACAAACTGGTTGTTATACCAAATGAAGAGAAAGTGCCTGAGAACTGGTATGAGGTAGACAAACGATGAATGAATTTGAGATAATAAAGCATGTAATGATATCTGAAGGTATAGGATTTGACGAGTTATCAGAAAAGCTGGGATATAAGTCCAATTCCAGTACCTATAAGACACTTGATAACAAGCATATCTATGTAGACACCTGGAAGAAGTACCTGGATAGTTTGGGATATGATATAGTTGTTAGAAAAAAGGGTAGTACAGAAGAGTATGTAGTATCTGACGATAATTACCCATCACCATTGAGGTTTCACGGTATGGATTTGGGATTAGATAAAATATTAAAGTAAGTGGAGGTTTTGTATGAAAGTAGCGGTACAGGTGATAGGTTGGGTGGTAGTCACATTTATATCGATTGGGTTATTGATTGCTGTTATAGGTATGGTAATCCCGGAAAAGAGTGAGAGTGTAGCTGTTAGGACTAGTTCGGCTGTGAGTCAAACGGTGGCTGAGTCTACTGAGGCTAAATCTGATGAATATGTAATATGTGACAATGAGTATATAAAGGCTACATATTTGGGTATAGGTAATGCGTTTGGTTATATGTCATTAGATGTAAAGCTAGAAAACAAAACTGATAGGGAGATTACAGTAGTACCATTAGATTCATCGGTAGATAATAACATGGTTAAATTTGTGAGTAGTACTCCTACCACAATGCAAGGTCATAAGTCAATGAACCAAGCGTGGCTAATAGGAAATGAACCACAAGATAACATTGAATTTAAGTTTGGTATACTGGATGAAAACTGGAGTGAGTTAGCTGTAACAGATGTAATAAGAATTGAAAAATAAGAGGGTGCGTTATCGCAAAGGAATAAGTCCTATGTGGTAACGCATTTTTTTTTATTTATAGAGAGGTAGAAATGAAAGTATTACTTGAAAAAATTTTCCAAAAAATCAAAAAGGCACCGGGGGATATAGTGGGATATGAGGATTTATACTATATGTGCCTGGAGTCAATGGGTAGTGAGAGGGATTTGGCTGTAGAATATTTGATATTGTTATCGGGATGTATTGAAGATGTGATACCGATGGTAGAAGATACAGAGTTCTTGCAGAAGATATTTGAATTACATAAAAAGGTATTACTAGCGGCTGCACCTTATCATTTTGAGAGTTATATATTATACATTGAGTGGAATAGAGAACCCGATAAGAAGTTTTACCCACCAAGGCGAACGGTATTGTCACAGGTAGTAGATGCTTTACAGGAGTTGGCTGACGATAAGCTTGATTTACTTGCAGTATCTCTACCACCAGGTGCCGGGAAGAGTACCCTAGCGATATTCTTCTTGACCTGGTTAGCCGGTAAGAGACCGAACGAACCTAAGCTTACAGGTAGTCACTCAAACGCATTCATAAGGGGAGTATATGATGAGTGTCTGAGGATATTAGATAAGAATGGTGAATATTTATGGCAAGATGTGTTCCCGGATATATCACTAACAAGTACCAATGCTAAGGACTGTAGAATTGATGTAGATAAAAGGCAGAGATTTGAGACATTGGAGTTTACATCTATTGGTACAGGTAATGCGGGATTATATAGAGCATCCGATTTACTTTACTGTGACGATTTGGTAAGTGGTATCGAGGTGGCTCTATCTAAAGAGAGATTGGATAAGCTTTGGGAAACATATACAACAGACTTAAGGCAAAGAAAAATAGGTAACCATTGTAAGGAACTGCATATAGCTACAAGGTGGTCGGTTCACGATGTTATAGGTAGACTTGAGAGTCAGTATGGGAATTCGGATCGGGCAAAATTTATAGTAATACCGGCTATGGATAAAAATGATGAATCTAATTTTGATTATGATTATGGAGTAGGCTTTACAACAGAGTTTTATCGTGAGCAAAGGGATATAATGGATGATGCAAGCTGGAGAGCGTTGTATATGAATGAACCTATAGAGCGTGAGGGATTAGTATATCATGAAGATGAATTAAGAAGATACTTTGAATTACCGGGTGAGGCTGATGCTATAATTGGAATATGTGATACTAAGGATAAGGGTAGTGATTATGCGTTTTTACCGGTTGCATATGTGTACGGTAATGATTATTACATTGAAGATTGTGTATGCGATAACAGTCTACCTGATATTGTGGATGCCAGGTTGGTAGAGGTATTGTTGACCAATTCAGTAAAAATGTGTCGTTTTGAGAGTAACTCAGCTGGTAGACGAGTTGCGGAAAAAATACAAAGTCAAGTAAAGGACAAAGGTGGTATTACCCATATCACAACCAAGTTTACTACAGCTAATAAAGAAACCAAGATTATAGTAAATAGCGCCTGGGTAAAGGAACATTGTCTGTTTAAAGATAGTTCTCTTTATCGCAAAAATTCCGATTATGGTCGAATGATGAATATGTTATGTTCGTACACAGTAGCCGGTAAGAATAAACACGATGATGTCCCGGATGGAATGGCTATGCTTGCAGAGTTTGCACAAAGCTTGTCTACAGCCAGGGTAGAAGTATTTTCACGCCCATGGTAAATGCTGTATAAATATTGATTATTTAGTATGTTTATGCTAATATATAGGTATAACCGTTTGAAGTAACTTTATAGCTGTAAAAGGGTGCGAGATTGCACGAGATTTTAATTAATCTCATGTAGTCTTGCACCTTTTTTGTTTTGTACGGAAGGAGGAGTATGAGAAATGAAACAAACGTTATGAATGGTAGGCGAATAATCAAAACCAGTGTGCGGGAGATAACTGAAAATAATGTATTAGATGTTCTCAGAAAATCCTTAAACACACATTCACTCAATAGGAGTGAGATAGATTACCTATACAAGTATTACAAAGGTGACCAGCCTATTAGATATAGGGTAAAAGAGGTTAGACCTGAGATTTGTAACAGGATTGTTGAGAACAGAGCAAATGAGATTGTTTCATTCAAAGTAGGATACCTATGTGGTGAACCTATTCAATATGTAAGCAGAAGTGGTGAAGAGGGTATTGTAAAGCAAGTAAATGTACTAAATGAATATATGTTCGCTGAGGATAAGGCGAGTCAAGACCAGGAGATTGTTGAGTGGCAGATGATATGTGGCACGGCATATAGAATGGTACTACCCGATGATGAAGACGATTTAGACGAGGCACCATTTGAAATGTACACACTTGACCCAAGGAATACTTTCATTGTGTATTCGAGTGAGATTGGTAATGAGCCACTTATGGCAGTTAAATACTATGTAGATGATACCAATGTCACACATTACTCAATATATACAAAGAATATGTACTATGTTGTGGATGGTGATTTGTTGACAGGGGCAACGCCGCACGCACTGTATGATATCCCAATCATTGAGTATCCGGCAAATAATTCAAGATTGGGTTCGTTTGAGATTGTACTACCATTACTTGATGCTATGAACAGTGTAGCAAGTAACAGAATGGATGGTGTGGAACAGCTGGTACAGGCTTTTATTAAGTTTATAAATTGTGATATCTCAAAAGAAGATTACCAGGAGTTCCTTGAATTAGGTGCAATAAAAGTTAAATCGGTTGATGGTCAGTCAGCTGATGTAGGAGTGGTCACTACAGAACTTAATCAGACACAATCTCAAACACTTAAAGATGATTATTATAATGCGATGCTTACCATTTGTGGAATGCCAAACAGAAACGGTAGTAAGTCCACAAGTGATACAGGTGCAGCTGTTGTACTTAGAGATGGTTGGTCGGATGCCGAGGCTAGAGCCAAGGACAGTGAGAATGTCTTCAAAAGAGCCGAAAAAAAGATGCTTAAGCTGGTACTCAGAATATGTGAAGACCTAAGAGACAGTACACTGCATCTAAGAGATATAGATATGAAGTTCACCCGTAGGAATTACGAGGCAATACAGAGTAAATCGCAAGTACTCATTTCAATGTTGCAAGAGCCTAAGATTCATCCACAGTTGGCTTTCCAGCACAGCGGAATGTTTAGTGATGCTGAGTCAGCATATGCTATGAGTATGAAGTATTACGAAGATGAACGAGCAAATGAACAATTGTCAGAGAAGACATTAATCACAGAATCAGTCACAGAAGACATTAAAAGACAAAAGGAGTAATAAATGGCAAAAATAGATATTTCAAAAATCGAAGGTTATGAGGATATGACACTTGAGGAGAAGATTTCTGCATTAGAGTCATATGATGAAGAACCAAACCATGATGGATATATTAAAAAGAAGTTGTTTGATAAAACTGCATCGGAATTAGCTGAGGCTAAAAGACAGCTTAAAGCGAAGATGTCAGAAGATGAGATAGCAAAGCAAAAAGAGGCAGAGGAGAGAGCCGAACTTGAGGCTAAGTACAATACTCTACTTCGTGAAAACAGTATATCCAAATACAAAGCTAAGTTGCTGGGAATGGGTTACGATGATGAGTTGGCTGATTCTACAGCGGAAGCAATGGTTGATGGTAATTCGGACAAGATATTTGATAACCAGCAAAAACATCTTGCAAATATGGAAAAGAAGATGAAAGCCGATATTTTGAAAAACACACCAAAACCAAAGGGTGATGGTGAATCCAACACTATGACCCTGGAGGGATTCAGAAAGCTATCTCCGGCTGAGAGATACGAATTTTCTAAGACAAATCCCGAAGAATATAAAGCATTGTATGAAGAAACAGGAGGAAATGAGTAATGGCACATACTATTTATAGTAATTTTTATCTATCTAATGAGGTGGAAGACCAGTATAAGTCACACCTTGATTTACAGCAGTTTTGCAAGGTAGATAACACTCTCACCGGTTCGGCGGGAATGAAGAGAAAAATCAATGTATATTCTGCAACAGATGGTACTGAGACACTTGCGATGGGTGCGGGTAACAGTAAGAGCATTGAGGTTAAGTACTCACAGAAAGAGTATGAGATTCTCTTAGCACAGAATAGATTTAAGTACTTTGATGAACAGGAAATGACAGACCCTATGTTAGTCCCGGTTGGTGTAAGACATATGGGTACGGACTTATTTAATTATGTAAACAAGGGTATTTACACAGAGTTTAAAAAGGCAAATCTTGCAGTAGCAGCAGAGAAGTTAAACTTCGGTGCATTTGCAGATGCTGTAGCTAATATGAATATTGAGTACACCGATAATGAGGCTGAAACGGTATCACAGTTAGCATTTGCTTTTGTAAATCCGGCTGATGTGGCTGAACTTCGTAAGAATTTGGCTGAGGATTTGAAGTACGTAGAATCATTCGTTCGCACAGGATATGTTGGTACAGTCGCTGGTGTAAACATCTACACTAAGAAAGATGCGGATAAGGGTACTATCATTGTTGCTACCCGTGCTGCTGTAACACTCTTTAATAAAAAGGGAGTGGAAGTAGAACAGGATAGAGATGGTGATAAGCGTGAGAACACTATTTGGTCACGAAAGTACTATTTACCGGCTCTCACAGATGCGACAAAGGTTGTTAAGGTTATTGTAGGTAAGGCTAAGAAGAGTACGGATACTACTGTTAATGCATCTAAGACATATTATAAGCAGCATGGTACAGGTTACATTGTTGGAACACCTACAGCAAACCCAAGTACTGAGAATTTCTATGAGATCGGGTAATTATGACTGACCAGGAAAAGCTTGATTTGTTGAAAGCTATGTTAGGTGATAGTACGGAGAGTACCATCGTACTATCCACCTACTTAAAAATAGCCGGTGACAAGATAATAAATAAAGCCTATCCATACAGTAATGATATTACAGAAGTACCAAAGCGATATGACATACTACAGTGTGAAATTGCCGCATATCTGATTAATAAGCGAGGTGCAGAGGGACAAACTTCACATTCTGAGAATGGTATAGTTCGTTCCTATGAGAACGCAGATATACCATCATCCATGTTAAGTAGTGTTACACCACATGTAGGGATAATCAAATGAAAACATTGATTAGAAATAAGATTGAATTTTACTATGCATTGTTTGAGAGAAAAGTACCAAAGATTGATGAATATGGTAATAACACAGGTGAGTACGAAGTGCAATGGCAAAAACCTTTAAAATACTCAGCCAATATATCCGCTGCAAAGGGTGAAACCAGTACGAGGCAATTTGGAGAGAGTGAAAATTATGATCGGGTAATTGTAATGGACAATAACTCACCTAACATTGATGAGTACACGGTACTTTGGGTAGACACCATACCTAAGTTAGATAGCAATGGCTTATTACTATTAAATGAGGATGGTAGTGTAGTGACACCGCATGACCATATTGTAAAAAAGGTAGCGAGGAGCATAAACAGTGTGTCCGTTGCTATAAGCAAGGTGAATGTAAGTGGGTAAAACGAAAATATCAATTAGTTTATCCGAAACAAGTATAGATAAGGCACTTAGTGATTTGAGAGAATATAAAGCTGATTTTATTAGAAAAACAAAGATATTCCAAGATAGAATCGCAAGTGCATTAGCACACGAGGCAGAAACGGGATTTAATGGTGCTGTACTGGAGGATTTCACAGATGGTAGCCAGGTTTTGGGCAATGTGGATGTTAGTGTAGATACTAGAGGGGATATAACGGTTGTAGTCGCAAATGGCGAAGATGCTGTATGGATTGAATTTGGTGCTGGTGTATATCATAACGGTTCACCTGGAACATCACCACACCCAAAGGGTACTGAATTAGGCTTGACAATAGGTAGTTATGGTAAGGGTTATGGTAAGAAAAAAGCCTGGGGATACTTTGACGGGGCAGAGTTGAAAGTAACTCATGGTACACCGGCTAGTATGCCAATGGCTAAGGCTGTAACTAAAATCTGTAATGATATAGTAACCATAGCAAGAGAGGTATTTGGATGATTGATATAGAGCATGAGTTATTTGAGATATTAGCTACTACTGTACGAAACAAATACCCTAAGGTATTCATAACAGGTGAATATGTCAAAGCACCATCTTCATTTCCTTGTGTATCTATCATTGAGGTAGATAACCAGGTAAATAGGAATACTAGGGATTCTGGGAATATAGAAAACCATGCACAGGTGCTATATGAGGTAAATGTTTACTCAAACAAGACAAGTGGTAAAAAAAGTGAGTGTAAATCAATAATAGCACTCATTGATAACAAGTTGGGTGAGGTAGGGTTCACACGAACAATGTTAAACCCGATCCCCAATGAAGAAAATGCAACGATATATAGAATGGTTGCAAGATATAGAGCAGTCATTTCTAAAGATAAAACAATATACAGGAGGTAATTAATAATGGCTATTAGTACACACAAAATTTTCCTTATGGTAAAAGGTGCTACAGCTTTTGAGAAGTTAATCGACATAAAGGATTTCCCTGATTTAGGTGGTTCACCGGAGATGCTTGAGACGACAACATTGTCTGATGCAATGCAGACATATATACCCGGTATCCAATCTCTTAGTTCTCTTGAGTTCTCAACAAATTATGATTTGAATGAGTATAAGAGATTAAAGCAGATGGAGGGAACAGAAAAGGAATTCGCAGTTTGGTTTGGTGGTAATGAGACCGGTGGGACAATCACACCTACAGGTGATAAGGGTAAGTTCAAGTTCAAAGGCTCACTTTCCGTACATGCGAAGGGTGGCGGAGTGAATGAGGTTGTCGGTATGACAATTACAATTGCACCATCAACAGTAATCACAATAGATAATTAAGTAGGAGGATTAGCAAATGGCTAAACAGTTAAATTTTGAATTTGAGGGTAAAGAATACACACTGGAGTTTACCAGAAGAACTGTAACTGAGATGGAGAGAAAAGGTTTCATTGTTGCAGACATTGAGCGTAAGCCAATGACAACACTTCCTACATTATTTGCTGGTGCGTTTTTAGCACATCACAGAGGTGTAAGACAGGATATCATAGATAAAATATATTCACAGCTGACAAACAAGGAAGATTTGATCGGTAAGCTTGCAGAGATGTACAACGAGCCTATATTGACACTTGTAGAAGAGCCGGAGGAGTCCGAGGGAAACTTGAAGTGGACAGCGACCTGGTAAAGCCGCTGTCAAATTACAAAGAAAATGGGGATTCAATTCCCCACTTTTCATATAAAGATACTTTTTGTTCAAAATTTCCATACTACTTAGCGATAGGAATGACCGAAGAACAATATTGGGATAAGGATTGTATGCTTGCCAAGTATTATCGTGAGGCTGATGAGTTACGAAAAGAGCGTATGAATCAAGAATTGTGGCTACAAGGTATGTACTACTATGATGCAATGTCGAGATTATCACCGATACTGAAAGCATTTGCGAAAGCTGGTACTAAGGCTGTACCTTATGTTGAGGAGCCTTACCCGATCACTAAGAAGTCAGCTAAGGAGAACGAAGAGAAAAAAGAAAAAGCAATGTCAGATAAAGGCTTACGATATATGCAAGATTACATGTTGCAAGCTAATAAACAATTAGAGGAAAGGAAGTGACCATATGGCTACAACAATTGAACAATTAGAAGTTGAAATAAGTTCCAATTCGTCTTCAGCTGTTAGTGGCATAGAGGCACTTTCTACTTCTTTATCAAAGCTAAAAACAGCATTGCAAGGTGGTATTGGGTTATCAGCTGTTTCCGACGGATTAAAGAATATCAACAATACTCTAAAGGAGATGGATGGTAATGGTTTTAATAAAATATCAAAATTAGCTGAGAGCCTGGAGAAGTTGAAGAATGTCGGTAGTATTCGTATATCACCCGCCATTAGTAGACAAATCAGTAATATAAGTTCTGCCATGAGTTCACTAAGTGGTACGGATTTTTCCGGGGTGGAGAGATTTGGTGCAGCAATACAGCCTTTAACAAGTTTGGCTAGACCTACAGGATTAAATTCAGTAGTAAAAGCTTTGGATAAATTACCTAGAGTGGCACAGTCCCTACTAAATATGGATATTGTAGCATTTACTAGTAGGATACGAGAATTAAGTGATGCATTAATACCACTAGCGACACAATTGGGAACGATATCTACTGCATTTAGTAGATTACCAAGCAATTTACAGCGAGTTGCAAATACTACACATAGAGTTGCAAATGAAAACGAGAGAACCACAAATAGTTATATCAGTTTGTGGGCGAATATTTCGTTAGTAAAAAATGCAATTGTAAAAATCGGAAATGCTATTTTTGAATTTATAGGACATTCTAACCAGTTCATTGAAGATTTTAACCTTTTTAATGCATCTATGGGTAAATATGCAAATGAGGCTGAAAAATATGCCGAACAGGTTGGTGAAATATTGGGTATAGACCCTGGAGAGTTCATGCGTAACCAGGGTACATTCCAAACAATCATTACCGGATTTGGTGTAGTGAGTGATAAAGCATATTTAATGTCTAAAAATCTTACTCAATTGGGATATGATATTTCATCATTTTACAATATCTCATTTGAGAATGCTATGCAGAAGTTGCAGTCCGGTATATCGGGTGAGTTAGAGCCATTGAGAAGATTAGGTTATGACCTATCTGTGGCAAGATTACAAGAAGAGGCATTAGCATTAGGTATTAGAAAAAAAGTATCGGAGATGACACAGGCTGAAAAGTCACAGCTAAGATACTATGCCATAATGACACAGGTGACAACAGCACAGGGTGATATGGCAAGAACCCTTGACGCACCATCTAATCAGATGAGAGTATTACAAGCACAGCTTACTCAATGTGCTAGAGCGATAGGTAATATATTTATCCCAGCATTGAATGCAATATTACCATATGCAATCGCAATTGTTAAGGTAATCAGACTTATAGCTGATTCGTTTGCAAATTTGATCGGGTTTAAATTACCGGAAGTAGATTACTCAGACATAACTCATGGTATAGGTGATACAGCTGATGAAATGGATAGATATAAGGACAATACTGATAAAGCTACTAAGGCAACCAAAAAGCTAAAGAATGCTATGTTGGGTATAGATGAATTGAATATTCTATCTAAGAATGATGATACAGATGAAGCTTTAAAGAAGTTAAATGAGAAGAAGAGCAATGACCTAGGTATCGATTTACCGGAATATGATTTCCTAAAAGGTGCGATTAACTCCAAAGTAGATGCAATTGTTAATATCTTAAAAGAGGCGTTGGCTGAGATAGAGGCTGCAATAAGTGTATTTGCACTGGTTTTCGGTACGATACTTGTTGTAAGTGGTGTAAATATACCATTAGGTATCGCTTTGATTGCCGCCGGTGCAGTAGGATTGGTACACACAATCGCTACAAACTGGAATTCAATGTCAGATTCCTTAGCTAAAGTCTTAACTTACCTATTAGGTATGTTAGGTGGGTTCTTCTTTGCACTGGGTGTAATACTTGTATTTACAGGTAATGTACCATTAGGTATAGCATTAATGATAGTTGGTGCATCAGCTATCGTTACAGCTGTTGCTATCAATTGGACTAAACTACAAGGTGATTTAACTAATGCTCTAGCAATATTGGCAGCGGTAGTTGGCGGAGCGTTACTGGTAATAGGTGTGATGTTACTACTTGCCGGATTTATACCATTAGGTATTGGAGCAATTGTAGCGGGAATAACTATGTTAGTATCGGCGGCTGCTATAAACTGGGGTGATTCCATATCTCAGAAAATCAAATCGATATTGGCAACAATAACTATGATTGTAGCTGGAGCGTTCCTTGCATTAGGTGTAATTATG